CATAAGGTCAAGTCTCGTTATTCTGTTTGGCCAAGTGCATATGCGTCAGGAGCACTAGTCAAATGCCGTAAAGTCGGTGCAAAAAATTGGGGCAACAAAACCAAGAAAGAAGAGTTTGAACTTGAAGAAAAGAAAGCACAAAAGTGCTGGCCTGGTTACGAAAAGAAAGGCACTAAAATGATGTTTGGTAAGAGATATAATAATTGTGTAAAGAAGGAAGAAGTAGAATGTTCTCACACTAAAAAGGGCAAAGAGTGTCCTGTACATGGTGTTGATGCATGTCCCGATGAAGTTAGTGAAGCAGTAAGAATTCCAGCAAAGACTGGCAATCTTGTTGATACTTATTTTAATTTTAGAGGTAAGTATTTTATGTTGAAGATGTTCTTCCCTCAGGTGTCTGTTCCCAAGAGATCCGATGTTCAAGATCAGATCTCAAAAGTTTATCCTGGTGCGAAACTACTATCTTACAAAGTTTCGGAGTATGAACCCGGAGAACCAGTCCTTCATGCAGAAGGGGCAGCATGGACAAAGAAGGAAGGAAAAAACAAATCAGGTGGACTCAACGAAAAGGGACGTAAGTCTTACGAAAGAGAAAATCCAGGATCTGACCTTAAAGCACCAAGCAAAAAGGTTGGAAACCCCCGTAGGGCATCATTCTGCGCTAGAATGAAAGGAATGAAGAAAAAACTTACTTCGTCCAAAACTGCTAATGATCCAGATAGCAGAATTAATAAATCTCTTAGAAAGTGGAATTGTTGAGTAAATTATGTCTGATAATGTATATCTTGGCAATCCCAATCTAAAAAAAGCAAATACACAGATTGAATTTACAGAAGAAAATATTCGTGAATTCATGAAGTGTAAAGAAGATCCTGTTTATTTTGCTAATAATTATATTAAGATTGTCTCTCTGGATGAGGGTCTAACTCAGTTTCATCCCTATCACTTTCAAGAGAAGTTAATCAACAACTTTCATAATAACAGATTTAATATCTGTAAGATGCCACGACAGACTGGTAAATCTACTACAGTTGTATCTTACCTTTTGCATTATGCTGTTTTCAATGACAGTGTTAATATTGGTATTCTGGCAAACAAGGCAGCAACGGCAAGAGAACTTCTTGGAAGGTTGCAAACTGCTTATGAAAACTTGCCCAAATGGATGCAGCAGGGTATTATTGCATGGAACAAAGGATCTCTGGAGTTAGAAAATGGCAGTAAAATTTTGGCAGCATCTACGTCTGCAAGTGCTGTCCGAGGTATGTCGTTTAACATCCTCTTTCTCGACGAGTTCGCGTTTGTCCCAAATCACGTTGCTGACTCGTTCTTTGCCTCTGTTTATCCTACTATTACTTCTGGTAAAAACACCAAGGTAATTATCGTATCTACTCCACACGGTATGAATCATTTCTACCGTATGTGGCATGATGCCGAAAAAAATAAAAATGAATATATTCCTACTGATGTTCACTGGTCTGAAGTTCCAGGAAGAGATGATAAATGGAAAGAAACCACAATAGCAAACACCTCAGAGCAACAGTTTAAGGTTGAGTTTGAGTGTGAGTTCTTAGGATCAGTTGATACACTGATTGCACCAAGTAAATTAAGAACTCTAATCTATGACAGTCCTATTCAAAGAAACGCTGGATTAGATGTTTATGAACCATCTAAGGAAAATCATGACTATGTAATGACAGTTGACGTTGCAAGAGGTGTTGGGGAAGATTATTCAGCATTTGTTCTAGTTGATATTACAGAGTTTCCTCATCGAGTCGTTGCAAAATATAGAAACAATGATATTAAACCGATGCTATTTCCAAACATAATTTATGAAGTAGCAAAGAGTTATAATAGTGCATTTATTTTGTGTGAGGTAAATGATATTGGAGATCAGGTTGCTAGCATCCTTCAATATGATCTTGAATATCAGAATCTGCTGATGTGTTCTATGAGAGGTAGAGCAGGACAGATTGTTGGTCAAGGATTCTCTGGCAAAAAAACACAACTTGGTGTCAAGATGTCAAAGACTGTCAAGAAAGTTGGGTCACTCAATCTAAAGACATTAATTGAGGAAGACAAACTAATTTTTAATGACTATGAGATTATCTCCGAACTGACAACCTTTATTTCAAAGCATAACTCGTTTGAGGCAGAGGAAGGTTGTAATGATGACCTGGCAATGTGTCTTGTCATCTATGCTTGGTTGGTCCAGATGGATTACTTTAAAGAGTTGACTGATCAAGATGTAAGAAAGAGATTATATGAAGAACAGAAGAATCAGATTGAACAAGATATGGCACCATTTGGTTTCATGGACGATGGTTTAGGTGGTGATAGTTTTACTGACTCTGAAGGTGATCGTTGGTTTCAAGCAGATGAATATGGAGATCGTTCGTTTATGTGGGAGTATCTATCATAATGGATTTAGATGGTCAAATTAAATTAGGTCATCTTTTACTTCAGGATAGGAAGTGTAGAGTTTGTGGAGAAACTAAAAATTTAGTTGAAGGATTTTATAGAACAAGAAAAAGTAGAGGACCTGTAGCATCGTCATATTCTTATGAATGCAAAGAATGCACGATTAAAAGAGTGATTAAAAATAAAAAATCAGATAACCTGTGGGAGTATCCAGATTGGTAGTTCACGTCACGTTTCCCCTCTGAAAACATTGCTTTTAATAAATATTTTCAGATAAACTGAGCATTACGGAGAAGAACATGGCGACTCCTCAATTATCTCCTGGAGTATTGGTAAGGGAGGTTGACCTAACAGTAGGAAGAGCTGATAATGTATTAGATAACATTGGTGCCATTGCTGGTCCATTTGAAATTGGTCCTATTGATGAACCTACCAATATTACAACAGAGCAAGAATTAATTAACACCTTTGGGCAACCACTGTCCACCGATACTCAGTATGAGTACTGGATGAGTGCATCGAACTATCTTTCTTATGGAGGAGTTCTGAAGGTCGTTAGAACAGATGATACTAATCTCAACAATGCAAATGCTGGTGTTGGCATCGGTTCTACCACTTCACTGAAGATTAAAAACTTTGACGATTACGAAGCAAATTATAAGACTGCAACTAACTACACTTATGCAGCAAAGAACCCTGGAACCTGGGCAACAGGTCTGAAGGTTTGCTACATCGATGATTTTGCCGATCAAACTGTTGGTATTGCAACAACCAGTTTGGCAAACATGGGTGCTGAAATTGGTTTTGGTGTTACTGCAAGACTCGATAATGCAGTCGTTCCTGGTGCAGGATCCACTAGTGGATTTACCGGATTCTTAAAAGGAATTATCGTTGGTCTGAACACAGATGCAACTGGTGGAAACAGCACCATGGATGTTAAGGTTGTTTCGAGAGTAGAAACTGTTGGTGGAGGATCAACTGAAACTAAGATTGATTACTCTGAAGGAACTACTTTTGCGGCATTTGGAACATCTGTAGCACTTGATATTGTTAATAACTCTGGTGTTAATACAACAGGACTTCAAGCTACAAGACATACTCCAGTAACTGCAATTGATTGGTATGATCAACAGACTCTTAGTTTGACAAACTCAACTATTTTCTGGAAGTCGATTGCACCAAGACCTACTTCAAATGTCTATGTTACCGATAGAAACGGTAAAAATGACGGTATTCATATTGCAGTTGTTGATGATACTGGTTCAGTGACTGGTATTAAAGGTAACCTTCTTGAAAAGCACGTCAACCTGTCTAAAGCAGGAGATGCAATTTCTGCAGTTAACGCACCACAAAGAACATATTACAAGGATTACCTTGCAGAGTTCTCTGCAAACATCTATGCTGGATATAACCCATCACAAGCAATTGATGCACATCATGGCACCAGTCCCGTAGCATCAGGTTTCTCAACTGACTTTACACCTGTCACAACTGGTGATGGATTGTTTGGTCAAGACGCACAAGACGTAACGTTTACTGTTCTTGGTAACGTATCTTATACCTTTGGTGGTGGTGTTGATTATTCTGCAAACAAAGGTGCTAAAGCAGAACTTTCAAATATCATTACTTCATATGGACTCTTTGCTAACAAAGATGAAATTGAAGTTGATTTCTTGATTATGGGTCCTGGTTGCGAAACTGAGGCTGAATCTCAGGCAAAAGCAAACTATTTGATTTCTCTTGCAAATGAAAGAAAGGACTGTATGGCAGTAGTTGGTCCTCACAGAACTAACTTAGTTAATATTACTAATACAAATACTCAGACTAATAATCTGATTAATTACTTTAGTTCACTGTCATCCTCATCATATTGTGTATTTGATAGTGGATACAAGTATCAATATGATAGATTTAATAATGAATTCCGTTATCTTCCATGTAACGCGGACGTTGCTGGTTTGATGGTTCGCACCAACATTACATCATTCCCTTGGTTCTCACCTGCTGGACAATCTAGAGGTGTTATTAACAATGCAATTAAACTTGCATATAATCCAACCAAGGCACAAAGAGATCGTCTTTATCCTGCAAGAATTAACTCCTTTATTACCACACCTGGTGTAGGAACACTTCTCTTCGGTGATAAGACAGGTCTTGGTCATCAATCTGCATTCGACAGAATTAATGTTCGTCGTTTGTTCTTGACGATTGAACAAGCACTGCAAAGAGCAGCAGAAGCACAACTCTTTGAACTCAATGATGAGTTGACAAGAGCAAACTTCAGAAACATTGTTGAACCTTATCTTCGTGATATTGAAGCAAAGAGAGGACTTTTTGGATTCCTGGTTATTTGCGACAGCACGAATAACACTCCTGATGTTATTGATAATAATGAGTTCAGAGCAGACATCTTCCTGAAGCCTGCTAAGTCCATCAACTTTATTACTCTTACCTTTGTTGCTACCAGAACTGGCATCAGTTTTGAAGAAGTAGCAGGCAGAGTTTGATATTAATATCTAAATAACAAAAGGAGGATACAAAAATGCCACACAGACTTTCGGACTTTAAAAAGGCACTCGCATTCGGGGGTGCCCGTCCCAATTTATTTGAAGTACAAATAAACGCTGGTAATTTACCAACTAGTGTTCACAAATTTGATGAACCTAATTTCACAATGCTTTGTAAAGCAGCACAACTTCCTGCATCTAACGTAGCATCAATTGATGTTCCTTTTAGAGGTAGAACATTTAAAGTTGCTGGTGATCGTACCTTTGACACTTGGACAATCACTATCATTAACGATAATGACTTTGACATTAGAAAATCCATGGAAGAATGGATGCAATTCGTTGCACAATATGAGGATGGTTCTGGTGCAACCACTCCTCAAACTTATATGAGAGATGCAATTGTTTCTCAACTTGGAAGACAAAAATCCAAAATTGGAAGTGGAACCAATAATGCACATGGAGATGGTCTTGAAAAAGTAAAAACTTATGTTTTTAAAGACATTTTTCCAACTAATGTTTCTGCAATCGATCTTTCATTCGATAGTTCAGATACTATTGAAGAATTCACTGTTGAATTCCAAGTTCAATATTGGTATCCAGCACTAGAAAGAACACCAGCTGGTTGATCTATAAATAATACAGATCAAAGTCAGTTTTAAATAATGGCAAAATTGTTTGGGTTCTCACTTGAGGACAACGAACCACTATCTCCTGGAGCAGTCAGTCCCGTTCCTCCTAACAATGAGGATGGGTCTGACCACTACATGAGTAGTGGTTTTTTTGGTTCTTATGTTGATATTGAAGGTGTATACCGCACTGAGTTTGATTTAATTAAAAGATATCGTGAAATGTCACTTCATCCTGAAGCGGACAGTGCTATTGAAGATATTGTAAATGAAGCAGTTGTTTCTGATTCAAACGACAGTCCTGTAGAAATTGAACTGTCAAATCTTAATGCTAGTGATGGCATTAAAAATAAAATTCGTAAAGAGTTTAAACATATTCTTGATCTTTTAGATTTTGATAAAAAAGCACATGAAATTTATCGTAACTGGTATATTGACGGTCGCATTTATTATCATAAAATAATTGATCTGAAGAATCCTCAAGAAGGTATTCAAGAACTTCGTTATATTGACGCAATGAAAATGCGTTATGTCAGACAACAAAAGAAAAAGTCTGGAGAACAGGGAGCAAGAGCAGTAGCACAACTCAAGAGTGATAATCCAATGGATTATGACTTCCCTGAGATTGAAGAGTACTTCATCTATAATCCTAAGTCAGTATATCCTACTGGCAACCCAATGCAAACTGGTGCATCACAAGGTATTAAAATTGCAAAAGATGCAATTACATATTGCACTTCTGGTCTTGTAGATAGAAATAAGGGATCAACTCTTTCATATCTTCACAAAGCAATTAAGTCTCTTAATCAATTAAGAATGATTGAAGACTCTCTGGTCATCTATCGTTTAAGTAGAGCACCAGAACGTAGAATTTTTTACATTGATGTTGGTAATCTGCCTAAGGTTAAGGCAGAGCAGTACCTTCGTGATGTAATGACTCGTTATCGTAATAAACTTGTTTATGATGCAAATACAGGAGAGATCCGTGATGACAAAAAATACATGGCAATGCTCGAAGATTTCTGGCTTCCCAGACGTGAGGGTGGAAGAGGAACTGAAATCTCCACTCTCCCTGGCGGACAAAACCTGGGTGAAATCACTGATATTGAGTATTTTAAAAAGAAACTCTACCGTTCACTTAACGTCCCTCCATCACGAATGGATGGCGAAGGTGGGTTTAACTTGGGGAGATCTTCTGAGATC